ATTCTATCTGATAAACCCATTTCTATCTCTCCTTTTTAGCCGCTTCTCCAAGCCATGACACTAAAGCGGCTCAGCGTCTTAAACTTGGCCAAAAAAACAAAATAGGAAGCTAGGATACTACGAGTAAACTCGTAGTAACGACTAATGCTTAAGTTGTTGCTAATCCCGTAAGTTTTGCAATGCATTCTCCAACAAGCACGACAGGCGAGTAGCGAGTCGTCAAAGTCACGTCCACTGAATCGAAGTCTTTTTTAATTTCAACGTCACTCATCAGCGGTCGCTTGATTACGAACATGCCCATGGGCGAGTAGCTTGCGCTCAAGTTTTGTCCAGTACTTAATACATAAGCTGTGCCAGCGGAGACAACAGTGCTGACAAAAAGACTAAGCCCATAGACCATGCCGATAGCCCCCGTTTGAACTACTGCTTCACCGTATTGAGCTGCCAACGAAAATTGGGGCAGATATTTCAGATCTCTTGCGTTCACGGGGTGAACCAACAGCGAGTCAGCGATTAAGTTGTAGCTTGCAATTGCCGCTTCAGCTTTAAGTATGTCTTTTGTGCCGATTCCGCCTGAAATAGTAAACTCGGTTCCAGTCGCGCCCAAGCTAACGCCAGTTCCTGCGCTACTCCATGCAGCAGCTGCGTCGATGACAGTCATGCAGTCCTTGTCAATTGTGTAGGCCATTCTTTTCGCGGGGAATTTTATGATTCCCTCTCGCGAGCCTACGCAATTGGTCCTCAATCACCGGAATATACAAGTCTTCGATGTTTTCTCTGCTGATTCGTTCTCTCATGCCCTTTTTGTATGGAGTAACTGTCACCATGCTGTAGGGCGTAAAGTCCATTGGAATTTCGGCGCCTTCGCTGATTTCGTTGATCGCGGCACTTCTTGAACCGCTCTGCTTTACGAATGTTGCTGTTTTGCCCGCTACAAGCGGGAACTCTGGAAATAGCCTTTTGACTACGAGTGCTGGCATAGTGAGCTCAATTATTTTCTTGTGCAGTGCTGGATACGCTATTGCGCCAGTGTCCACCCATGTAAAAGCGTCTCTAACCATAGCCATTTCAAATCACCCTTTCACCAGATTATCGCGTCGCAAACGTTGCTTACAGCAGCTTTTATGGCCATAGCAAAAATCGAAGTGTTTTTGCTAGTGTTGTCTACGATTGCGGTTCCGCCTGAAGTGCAAAGTTGATCGCCAGCGTTTACGGTGCCCAGCGTTTTAATTCTGCCGACGCCTCTGTTAATGACCGTTAATTTTTTGCCGTTGACAGCGTTTGTCAAGCATACTCCGACAACTTTGAGGCTGTTTACGCCCGTGGGTTTTTTGACAGTGTAATCCGCTGTAATTTCAACGATGTCGCCCATGCTTAGGTCTTCGCCCGCTGTGAAAGTTAGCAAATAGCGATCTGAAATTAGCGGTGTTGTTCCCTCATAAAATGGTGCTGACATGAAAATTCACCTTACTGGAATCCTACAAGCTTCTTGTGGGCTTTCATCAAGTCCTTGAACCAGTCGTAGTTACCCAATGCATCGCGCTGTATCTCGTCAACTGCGACTATGCCCTTACCGCTTGCTTTTTTTGCTGCAGCTTCAGCAGCTTCCCCTTCTTCGTTTTCCTCTCCCGTTTCTGGTTTTTGTAGTTGCTTTGTAAGATCGCTGAGTTTCTTACTCAAACCCCTCTTTGTAGCTCTTTTAGCTACTTCACCTTCAAGTTCAGCTACTTTTTTCTTCAAAGCGTCAAGCTCGGCTTCCGATGCGCCAGATTGTGTTATCTGCTTTTCAAGCGTTTGCAGCTGCTGCATAAACTCTTCGTACTCAACTTGTTTCGGTGCTGTTTCTCCTGGTGCGACGTTTACTACGCCTTGTGCCTGAAGTGGAGAAGCATCTTTCTCAGCATTTTGAGACAAGTGCTTCACCTCTTTTGTGTCACTTTTTGTTTTTTCGTCGGGTTCTTGCAGGTTTCCCTTAGAACCCCCATTCTTGTTATCTTCCGATAACTGTGAATTTTCTACGGACTTTATGATTGAATCCCACTGAGAATCGTTCATAGCCGCAGCGAAGCCCACGGGCTTAAACTCGGTTGTTTGGTACGCTGGGCTTGCAACGATGCTTAACTCGCGGACCTTGGGCTTGTGAACGATCTCCCAAGCTCCAGGACAGAGGTGGATAAGCATGCCTTCCTTACGAGTTGGGCGTTTGCATTTGCTGCACTCAACATCTTCGCTGTCCACTTGTGCGCTCACGTGGTTTACATAGTTCCGCAGAATCTTCTCGATCAGCTTTTCTTCGCCAACTTCAGCACGGAACAAAACTTGATTACCGAGACGTTTGGCCTCAGCAATTTTTCCCACGACCATTAAAGCGCTTTCAGCATGGTCTACACGTAATTGCGCTCCCTGAAGACTCTGAACGAAGAAGTCAAGGTCTTCCTCTGGAACCTGCCACTTGTTAGCGTTAACGCTTGTATCGATAGCTACGCCTTCAATATTGACAAGCTTCTCTTTTAGAGCGTACTCTGCCGAAACGCCTTCTTGAGCCTTAAAAGGCACAAAATAACGCAACTGCATGTTTTTCGCCTTAAATTGTTCATGTAACTATTGGAATCCTTTTTCCGCGAGCTTTAAACAAGGCTTCTTGCCACGCACGGAACGACTGCCAATCCTCAAGCATGCTCTTCTGTCCGTAGCCTTTCATCTGTTTTTTCAGACTTTCAGGCAGCTTTTGATAGTCAGAGTCTTTGGGATCGTACGTTATGCCTATTCCAAATTTCAAAGCCGCTTTTACAATGTGCTCGGTTATGAATGCTCGCGCTTTAGAGTCCGAGTAAGCTTTCCGATGATCTATGTGCTGCCAGTAAGTTATAGCGCCATGGATGTGTGCTTTATCGATTGGATAATTGTAGCCTACGGGATCTGCGAACTGGCTTTCGGGTATATTTGCAAAACTTGCGTTTGATCCTCTTTTATAGCCATACTTTTTTTCTCGGGCTTCAATTGCTTTTTCGAGTTCTTCTTGTTTTTCTTGAGCATAAAAACTCATTTTTGATCACTATGAAACGTTTGAAATTTGCATGTAAGCTTGAAGAAACCTTTTACGGTATTCATTCCATGCTTTAAAGTCAAGAAGTGTCTTAATTTCAGCTTTCAAGTTAGTGTCAAGCCATTTCCGTACTTGTTCCCGAGTTTTGAAACGTTCCTTGTCAAACATGTAATTCTGGATCTCCCAACGGTCTGAGCCCTTAACTTTGCCCAGAGTGATTTTGACGCCTTTGCCCAACTCCTTAACACGAAACTTCTCAAATTTGTCTGGGTCTTGAACTCTATAACGCCAGACTGTTATTCCTTCCTCAAGTCCAGGCATGTTTAATTCGCCAACCACTCGCAAATCGTGAGAAGCCGCTTCAAAATCGCAGCCTTAACGTTTCTAAAGTGCCGTTTGTTATCGATAAAAATGATGTACGTGCTACAGTCTTGCGGCATAACGATGCGCATGTACCTGTTGTAGTGATATTGAGTCTTGTCTATTTTGCCGTAAAATAATCGGCGGACACGACAGAACAGACAACTGAAATGCGGACGCTTCATTTCGTAACCACACAACTTTTTACACGCAAAACTCATGTTTAGTCTCCTCTTCCAATTCTTTCAACAACTGCGTTAGCGATTTCTTCAGGCTTCAGCTCCTTCTTTTTAGTAGAAGTAGGCATGCTTGGTATGGGCTCTCCTTCTGGATACTCTTCGGGAAAGCCTAACTGCGACCGCGCTTCACTTGGCAGAATAATGCCCTTCTCAACCAAGTCGCCCAAAAACTTCGCCTTATCCTGTACTGTTGGCTCCCAAATTGGCTTCCACTTAACCTTTGGAATTTCAACGCCTTCGCCAAACTCGCCCTGAACAAGTTGCTTGAACAAGTCAGTTTCAAGCTTGTCGCCGAGTAACTCTTGTAGCATTCTTAAGCGTGTGACGTACTCTTGCATGACAACTTCGGCTGTGGCTCTGTTTGTTCCCTCGCTTTCACCCAAAAATATTTTCGGAACGCCTAAGACAGCTTCACGTTGCTTGTAAAGGTAGTCAAGCCAGAACTGGACGTTAACATCTTTTGTTAAGCTTGGAATTACATCAACAGCTACGTCTCCACGCACGAAAACGTCTGTTGCTGGTCCACGACCGCTTAAGGCTCCAATAAGCGCATCTATCTGTGCGTCGCTAAAAGGTCTTTCAGGAGTCCCAGCCTTTACAACGAGCATGGGCTTAGCGTAAACATGACAAATTATAGCCATGTCATCCTCAAACTGATCGAT